AAATTGTTTGGCTTGATCATAAACAATACAAATGCATTTAATATCTGGATATAATCCACGTAGACTCATTGATTCAATCCACGGATTAACACCTTTATGAAAATTAAAAATAACTAAATTTGGTTTGTAGTCTAATATCTTTTTGCTACACTCATCAATACTGTCAGTATAAATTGTTTCAATTTTATAAAGTGGATGTTTATCCAAAATATTTGCTAATAATGAACCCGTTAAACTGACACCACATCTACCACGATCATTTTCATCTGTGATTGGTGTAGTAACATATAATATCTTTGCATTATTCATTTGCTTGTTTTACCTGTTCTGCAATCCAATGATATGTTTTGCTTATACCACCATATAAATCTTGTGGCGGAACCCAACCAAGTTTTTCACGAATTAAATCATTATTACTATTTCGTCCACGCACACCTTGTGGACCAGGTATGTGTTTTATTGTAATTGTTTTATCAGCAATACCACTTACCATAAGAACAAGATTATTAATACTAATGAGATGGTCACTACCAATGTTAACTGGACCTTCAAAGTCACTGTCCATAAGGCGCATAATACCCTCTACACAATCATCCACATGTAAGAAACTACGAGTTTGTTCGCCATCTCCCCATATTTCAATCTCGCCACCTTCTGGAGCCATAGCAACTTTACGGCAGATAGCGGCTGCGGCTTTTTCTTTTCCACCTTGCCAAGTTCCATATTCACCAAATATATTATGAAAACGTGCTATACGATTACGCATACCATACTGACGATTATATGTAAGATAAAGGCGTTCACTGAACAGTTTTTCCCAACCATATTCACTATCTGGGTGAGCGGGATAAGCAGTGTGTTCACGACAGTCTGGATGTTCTGTGTCCATTTGGTTGTGTTCATTATAAACACAAGCACTACTACTAAAAAATACTTGTTCTACGCCATTGCGGTGTGCGGCAGTTACAACATTAAGATTAATCTTTGCGCTGTTGTTCATTACTTCTGCATCATTAACACCAGCGTTGATATAACCAGCACCACCCATATCAGCGGCAAGCTGAAATACACGGTCAACTTTACGATCAATAATAAAATCAACAACGTTTGGATTGCGACAGTCACCAATAAAGAACTCATCACATGCACTTGATGCAAATTCTGGTTGTTTTAAATCAACACCACGAACCCAATAACCATCTGCTTTAAGACGCTTGGCAACATGACTGCCAATAAATCCACCTGCACCTATTACAATTGCTGTTTTCATTTTATTCCTCGTTGTCAAATATAATTTCTGTAAGTCGTTCAATGCAACGTTGTTGACTCCAATCCTGTTGAATCTGTCGCACATAATCAACACCATTTTCAATGGTTTCACGCAGACTCATTTCTGGATATGGCTTTTGATATTGTAAGACATGCCTAAATGTTGGATTGTTTACTACAGCAATAGGACGACCACTTGCTATTGCTTGGTCAGGTGCAGCCGCAATGCCTAAAATATGACGTTGATAGAAGAAAGCATTTACGGTATTACGACTGCACCAATCTATAAGTTCATCATTGCTGTAGAAATTATGTGTAATCTGTAATTCAACATTGTCACGTGCAGCGGCACGACATTGTTGTAAAACTTGATTTAGTAATGATTTGTTTTGGTCACTATATGCTGCTTGTGGTAGGTTAATACGCACAATAGATTTTTCAAACTCTTCACTTGCTGCCTTGACAATAAGATCAAATCCTTTGTCTACCGTTACATAACCATAGCATCCAATAACAGGAACTTCTGGAACATACTTGTAACCTGGTACAATTTTAGGAAGCACACGTGGAAAAGAGTGGAAGCGTGGATTACCAAACTTTTTTGTAGGATCAAGAACAATGTAACCATTAAAACTATCAGGAACATTGTCTACAACTGGATTAGCATCATCACGGATTTCTTCAACTACCATGCAATAGTTTACACCAGGAAACTTATAGAACTGTGTGCAATCAATACCTTCCATTTCACGCATAGTATATGGATGATAGTTCCAAATGATAGCATCGTATTGTGGTGGACTACGACCATCAGGTCCATAAATGCGACCATTATGAAGTTCCATACGATTTAAGTAATTTACTTCCGCATAATCCATTTTCCAATGTGGCGAGTTTTCCATTAAATTAAAAAATGTCAAACCCTTTTCATAAATTGAGCAGTTTGCTTCACGTGTATTAACGAATAAAAATCTATGTTTCATATTACTTTTCTATATGGTAACCGCTTGTTTGTTTATTGTTCTTGATATCATCAATTGCACGTTCAATAATACGAACAGCAGGACTTGAAAATGTTGTATTGCTAAAACGGAAGTCTGCCGCAATGTCAAGACCATAAGGCAACAAGTCTTCTGGCTTATGACTAAAGTTTACAAATACTTTATTCTTATCAAGCAAGTTTTGTTTTGTATTAGCATAAGTGAATGGACCACTATTCTTTCCAACAATAAGATTTACTTTTGTTGAAAGATATGAAATATCACAAAGATCACATGTGTCACTAAAGATATCACCTGTAAAAAAAATGTTATCAAGTTTGGTTTCAAACTTCTCTGTTGCAACTATTGTATCATTCTTATGATTTTCAGCAACATATTCAATAATACTTTTCATATTATCCATACTACTTTGCTTACTTGCTACTGCACTATTACAGAACAGATAAACATTACCTACCAACTCACTATTATTATCTACAGCGGCAGTATTATACTTGCTATAATCAATTTCTGGAACATAATCCCATACATCATTACTTAACTTAAGGTCAATGCCAAATTGCTGACGAAGATTGTTGTAGCACTCACCAATGATACGATGATGGCTGATATAACTTGGGTGAGTGTTTGGCCAAAGACCCATGTAACTACCTACCCAAGTATTGATAAGGATAGTATCTTCATCAACACCAAAACGCTTCCACTGATCAATGCCATCAAGCACTGCTTGATTGTTTTCTGCATCAAGTGTTTCTGCAAGGTCAATGATTGCACGTGGATTTTTCTTATGTGCATAATAAAAGTTAGATTCTGGCAATTGACGCTTGATATCGGCAACCCATCCTCGTGTAGAGAATAGGTCACCGTAATGCCAATGGTTAAAGAATACTATGTTTTCCATAGATTATCCAATAACTTGGAAGGTTGGGCAAGGAACTACTAATTTACCGCCCTTAGATATGAAATCTTGCTCACGCTTGACGAACTCATCAATAAAGTGCCAAGGAAGAACAAGCAAGTAATCTGGGTTTGCTGCTCTCATTTCTTCTTCACTGCAAATTGGAATATTAGTTCCAACTGTCAACAATCCAAACTTATATGGGCTACGTTCAGCAATAGCAGTGACAAGATCAGGAGTGATACCAAACAATTGTAGTAGTGTGTTACCCTTTGTTGAAGCACCATAACCATAAACCTTCTTACCTTCTGCCTTTGCTTGATGCAAGAAGTCAAGAACTTGCTTTTTCAAGTTCCAAATGTTATCACCAAATTCTTTCCAAAGGTCTTCATCAGTGATATTCCACCAAGCATTTTCATACTGTAGCGTAGCTGCAATACGCATTTCACAAACGTCACGAATCTGGCGTGTGGCAAATGTCTTTTCATCAGCAGTATCTTTTTGGAAAGTTACACGGAATGAACCACCATTAGCGTCATTAAGTGTGCAATCACGTAGAACAAATCCTTCACTTTCAAACAATTTCTTAATGCTGTTTAAATCATAATAGTAAACGTGTTCATGGCAAATGTTATCAAATGCCAACTGCTTCAACATAAGTGGTGTATAACTCATTTGTAGAACAAATACACCATCATCTGTAAGAATATCATGTGCATCACGAATAAATGGACGTGGGTTATCAAGATCATAGAACATTGCAATACAAGTAATAACCTTTGCCTTTGCATCTGGACCAAGACCAAGACGGTTCCAAGCATCCTTTGTAAAGAAGTCTTGAATTACACGTGCATGTTTGGTGCTTTCTGCCAAGAAACTATCATCAGCAGGATCAATACCAACCTTTGTCATATAATCAGGAACTTGACGAAGCAATGTGCCATCATTACAAGCAATGTCAAGCCAGATATCACCACTTTGTGTCTTGGTACGGCTTGTAACTTCTGCAACAACATCACCAAGAAGTTTAGTCATTGTTGCATTAGTTCCGCTGCGATACCAGTATTGTCCATACATCTTGTCCAATGGTGCAACACCATCAAGACGGACTGCACCAATAGTTTGGTCAAGATAAAGATCAAGCGACCAAGGCTTTGTTTCACGCATTTCTGCGCCTGGTTTCATAAAATCACTTACGTAGTGATCACCTAATTCTAAAATCTTTTTCATTTTAATCCCTCGTTGATATATGATTTTGTTTCTACAATATCGCTATTGTATAGTTTGTTGATATCTAATTTGTATTGGCAACGGTCTTTATTACCTTGGTGAACGTCAGTGACTAACTTGATAAATTCACTGTCATATGGTTTCAAATCGGAACCATATGTTCTTACAACGTCTTCATGTCGCCAAATCATATGATTTACTGCTTTAAGATTCTTGACAATATCATCAATCGGCGCACTTGGTGCTTCAAGTCCATCAATAATCTTCATGAGTTCTGCTAATTCTTTGGTAACATATTCAATTTTAATGCGATTTGTTTCGTTATCTACCTTGCCATATTCTTCTAACTTAATGTTTAGAATAGTAATCTTATCCCACAAATCGCCAATGCTAATTGGCGCAAATACTAATTGTCCCATGTTCAGCCTTTCTTTGCCAAGTTATAGTCATTTTCACACATATCACGAACAAGGTCTTGTAGCGAATATTGTGGTTGCCAACCAAGAACTTCACGAACCTTTGTAGCATCGCCTTGAATGTTTACAACATCAACAGGACGGTAAAACTCTGGATTTACACGAATCATAACATCACCACCAACACTATTACGTGCTACCTCATTTACACCAGTTCCTTCCCAAAGCAACTTAATACCAAAGTGTTCTGCAGTAAGATTACAAAAATCACGAATGCTGCTTTGAACACCAGTAGCAACAACATAATCATCTGGAGTATCGTGTTGCAACATCATCCACATAGCACGAACATAATCTTTGGCATGACCCCAATCACGCAGACTGTCCATATTACCAAGTTCAAGCACTTTCTGCTTACCTAATACCATATTAGCAAATGCTTTTGTAATCTTACGAGTAACAAAAAGTTCACCACGGCGTGGACTTTCATGGTTAAATAATAAACCATTGGAACCAAAAATCTTATAACTTTCACGATAGTTTACCGTGATCCAGTAAGCATAAAGTTTGGCAGCACTATAAGGAGAACCAGGATAGAATGGTGTATCTTCCTTCTGTGGATTAAACTTCTGGATACCAAACATTTCACTGGTTGATGCTTGATAAAACTTTACATCATCTACCATCTTCAATGAACGGATACTATCAAGAATACGCAGCGGTCCAAGAGCATTTGTATCACCTGTAAGTTCTGGCATTTCAAAACTTACCTTAACATGACTCTGTGCCGCAAGATTATAAATCTCTGTTGGACGAACGTTGTCAATAAGATTACGGATGCTATTTGCATCACTCAAGTCACCATTATGAAACTTGACTCGATCCTTTACTTCTTGAATATTTGGGTGGTCAAAGTTTGCGCTACGGCGAATAAGACCATGGACCTCGTAGCCTTTGTCAAGTAGCAATTCTGCCAAATAGCTACCATCTTGACCTGCGATGCCTGTAATAAGTGCTCTTTTCATTGATAATTCCTTTGATATTGTATATATTGTTGATAATATACGGACATAAATTTATGCTACCGTAAAGTCTTCCATTCCTGCTGTCTTAAGTCGGACCATGTGACCCAACATAAAATTTTTACTTTCCAGTGCTTTCATTACACCTAACCAACGATTACGCAATAGTGCGACTTCGTTAATAATGGTTTCATAATCAATAACTTCTTGTTCACCATCTACATACTTTTCAGCATCACGGCTTGTTAGCGCACGAGCATAATGTTCCAAATATTTTTGGAAATGTTTTCTACGTATTTTACGTAATTGGATATTAAGAAAATTAAGCACTGCTTCTATTTCTTGTAGTTGATTAAAACGATATGCTGTTATACCAGGTAGTGCACTCATATTTTTTTCTACAATACCATTAATATTAATATCACGATGTGCTAAATTAAATTCAGCTTCGTAATATGCAATAAAGTCTGGTATTAATCCTATGTCTTGGCTTACTCTGGTATACCAACTGCTCATTCATCAAAATCTTCGTCAGATTCCTCTATTTCAATATGTTCTGAAATTGCATTTTCCATAATTCTATCAACAGAAAGTGCATTTAGATCACTATCGCTTATACCTAAATCAACCAACTCATTAATAACGTGGTCTGCTGCCATTTGGCGATCTTTTGCTGGAATATATTCTTTAATAGTTTGCCAAAATTGGACAAGCAATTCACTTGTATCACTCATCAGTAGTTTCCTCTTTAGTTTTAGGAGTATGTTTACTATACTCACTCATAATTACATCAAGTTGTTCATTTGTAAAGTTCTTCCTAAACTCCTTGATAATTTCCCCTGTCACAGGACTTGTGTAGGCAAGACGGTTTCCTTCTTTTACAAGAATACCCTCTGCTTCAAACATATCAATTAGACCGCTATATGGGTCCATACCAGTTTCATATGGAATTTTAACTTGAACACCTTCAAAAGGTTTAGAATAACGTGTCTTCATAACTTTACATGCTGCACGAATACCATTAACTTCACTGGTCTTATTGCCATCTTCATCTTCTTTTAGTTTCAATTTACGCATTGCAACAACAATAGATGATGCATAGATAAATCCTTGACCACCAGAAATCTTGTCATCAGGGTCAAACATATCTTGTGAAGCATATGTATGATTGGTAGCAACCATTCCCACATTGTAAGAACCAAACATATTAACACAATTGCGAACAAGTGCAGTCAATGCTTTTGGTTTACGACCCATGTCACCCTTTAAGTCACCACTTTCAAATTGATTAACATCAGTTGGTGTCAACAACATACCAAGACTATCAACTACGAATAGAACCTTTGGACGTTCGCCATCTGGCATAGCCTTAATCATATCCATGGAATTGTTAATAAACTTGGCAACATCATCAATCATTGCCATGTTGACTTTCATAAGTTTATCTTCACTTGTATCAACGCCAAGTGCTTTAAGCCAATCTTCATCAAGTGCATTTTCTGTATCAATAAGAAACACATAGATGCCTTGTTCCTGTGCGTGTCGAACAATGTTTCCACTGCAAATATATGATTTGCCAGCACCACTCTCACCCGCAAATACGGTTACTTTTCCAAGTGGAATACCCTTTTTAAAATCACCACTAATACGATAGTTTAGTGTATAATTTCCTGTTGAAATCCAATCAGTTGGATCATTATACCCAATACTCATGCCTGGTATTGCTTTTGTTAAGTCTTTGCGAAATTTTGATACGTCAAATGGTTTAGCCATAATACTGCCTTTTTGAAAAAATAATATAATATGTGGGCAGACTTGTCAATAAATCCGCCCACATTTATTGTAACTATTCTGCTGTTTTACGATTACGAATCATGCTGAGAATTTCAGCCGCACGAGCATTGCTATCAGCTTTAGGTGCAGTGCTTACAGGAGCAGATGCTACTTGAGATTCTTCATCCCATGGTGCATCTTCCTTTACACTTGCTACCTGTGGGCGAGCCGTTGGTGCATTACGAGTTACTGGAGTGGAATCATCTGCATCAGCAGCATCACCACGCAAGCCAGCGGGCTTGTAATACTGTCCCCAACGTGCTTCATCATAAGTGGCACCATCAACGCTTGCCTCAAACATTTCTTTAATAATCTTAAGTTCTGCGTCACCAGGTTTCTTTGGAAGGAAACTCTTCAAATCAAATAGACCAAATGCATCAATTGCTGCACGTTCTGCTTGAGTTAAAGCACTTTCCTTACGTGCCCACTTGCTGGTAGCATAATCTGCATACTGACCCTTGCTAGTTTTTGTGATACTGAAATCCAAACCACGTTCAAAATCTGTTGGGATTTCTTCAATATCAGGGTCTTTCAATGCAGCAATGATCAATGGATATATGCTGGGGCTAATAACGAACCGACGAATTGGATTTTCGGGTACGCTGTCTTCTGCAAGTGGATTGTCACGGACAAATCCTTGGAAGATATAAGAACGCTTCTTCCAATACTTACGACCCATTTCTTCAAGACTCTTGTCCTTGAACCAAGTACGAACTTCTGTAAGAATTGGGCATGTTTCATTCCACATTTCAACACAGGGAACTTG